TCATTATTCTGAACTTTACTTAAAGGTTACTTGAATGATATATACAGTTAAAGAGATAGCAACTAAGCTATCAAGAGAGAGTGGAATGCAGTATGAGACAGTTGTGTGTAAAGTCTTACCTTTGTACATAGCCAGACCGCTCACTTTGCAAGAGATAGGTATCTTGTTTAGCTTATCCAGAGAAGCTATCCGTAAAGTAGAAAAAAGAGCATTAAACAAGCTAAGAGAATTAGACTTAGACCTAGATTCGTTCTGCTTAGCTGAAGAGGAGGAGACATTATGACATCAGTAGAAATAGACCAATTCCTAATTGACCACCATCCGCAAGGAGATACTATTGAAGTAGATTGTACTTGGCTACAAGGGCAATTGTTGAAAAAGCTACAATTAGAACGTGAAGCTGAAAACTATGCAGCTAGAGCAGAAACTTGGAAAGCTAGGCTAGAAATGCTACAAGAGAAAGTAGACATTTATAAAGAGATACTAGAAGTATATAAAAATAGAAAGGTACTCAATGTTTACATTTAAACAAAAGTTACTTTTAGCATTTGGAATAAGTTGTATGATAGTTTCTCTAACTAGTGCTATAAGGTGTAACCCTACACCTACCACAGTTGAAGTTATCAAAGAAGTTAAAGTACCAACTGAGCCTAAAGGAGTCATAGTTACAGTCACCATTGAAGACCTATACAATGACCTTGGCAGTAGATACTCTCACATTTCCACAACTAACAAACAACTACTTATGGAAGCAATAGCTAAGTCAGCAGATAAATACAACATCAGTCCATTAGTTCTCTACTCTTTAATTGCAGTAGAAAGCAGCTTTAGATGGTGGATAGAACATCCAACAGTAACTGTACAAGATAGTGCAACTAAGAAACCAGTTAAGACTCGTGCTATAGGACTAGGTGGAGTAGTTTATGAAATATGGGGACAAGAGCTTAAGTCTAAAAAAATAATAGAAACTAAAGCTGATCTATTTTCTATATCACATAACATAGAGTCTATAGCATATATCTACTCTAAATTAAAGTCTCAACCGTTGCATCCTAAAGCATCTAACCAGATAGAGTCTGGATTAATTAGATATTTTGGTGGAGGATATGTAAGCTATTTTAATAAGATTGATAAAGAGATAGCAAGAATTATAAAAGGAAAGGTATACAAATGATACGTATGAAGAATCCTAATGGGCTAATCTTTAACGTACCAATTAGTGCAGTAGATTACTACTTAGCTCAAGGTTGGACAATAGTAAAGGAAGACTAATGAACCTATATCTATTAACACAAAACGTTAACAATGGCTGGGATACCTACGATAGTATGGTAATAGCAGCGGAGAATGAAGAAGATGCTAAACACCTCAGCTTTGTCCAATGTAGCGCATATGAAGAATATTCTACCAATGACTACATTACCAAAAAACCTGTATGGAGAAACTACTATGAATCTACATACAGCTTTGCTTATAGTAGTTGGGATAAGAACCCTACAGTAGAACTAATAGCTACAAATACACTCGTAGATGAAGGTGTAGTTTGCGCCTCATTCAACGCAGGATAAGCATATGATCTGTTACAAAGATACTACCTTCTGCTGTGCTCCTTGCAGTACAGAGTGTAAGATTAAACTAACCAACCAAGTTATAGAAGATGCAAGAGCTTGGTGGGGTAGAGCCAGCGGTGATGCTCCCATAGCAATGTCAGACTACTCAGATACTTGCCCAGAATTTAAACCAATAAAGGAAAACAATGAGAAAATTTAACCATGACAGTGACGAAACTAGTGAAGCATGTGGCTTTGAATCAACCAAAGACATGTATGCATTCACTATCAGTGCTTTATCAGCATTCGAAGATGGCAGTAAATATGCCGACCTAACAGAAAATGAAAAGATAGCTATTTTAATATTAGCTGTAGTTACTACTAGAGATTCCTCACTCTTTACATCAGTATCTAGATATGTAGAAGCACTCTATACGTCCCCTGAAGACTGGATAGCTATCCAAGAGTTCATAGACCAAGTCCTCACTAAAGAACGTCTTGAAGATATGATAGAATACTTCACAGCTTGCTACAATGCTGAATAACATCACAGAGAACTATACGTAGTTCTCGATGGTGCTACCTCTCAATATAGCACAGTATAACCAAATCACTATTAGCAGCCAGTTTACTCCTTAGCTGGCTGTCTTATTTAAAGGAACAGTTATGAGAATTGAACAAAAACTATACTTAGGCTTTATATTTTTATTATCTATGCTAACAGTATATACAGTATCTAGTGAAGCATTCCTAACATCTATAATCGGAGGATAACATGTTAAGCTACATCGAACGTTATGGTGAAGATGCAGACGGTAATCGTGGTGAGCACAGAGTAGTGTATGAGCTAGAACCTAGCGATAGAGCAGAAATACTAGAATACATTTTTACTAACTACCCTGAGTACGCAGACAGATATAGTGGTGAATACCTAGTTGAACTCTATGACCCTATATCAGATGAGCTGATAGAGTTCTATGTAATTTATGAAGAATGGATTAACAAATGAGTAATTTTAAAATAGGTGATTGGGTAAGAGAGCCTGATGGTGATATATGGAAACTAGATAATGAAGTGGAGAAAGGCTCTTATGTTGATACTGATTGTGAACTTTGGCAACCACGAGCTGGTGAATGGTGTTGGTTAGTACCTATATTCAAAACTACAGAAGTTCATAAATTAGTTAAATACAACAAAGAAGAATTTGATAAAGATATGAAATTTGAGCCATTTATAGGTGAACTACCTAGCTTTATAAAGGATAATAAATGACAACTAAAGAAATGATAAACGTAATGACTGCTTATGAGAATGGTGCTGAGATAGAGTATAGAAATAAATCTTATGTAGATAGCAAGTGGGAGCGTACTCATAACCCTACTTGGAACTGGGCGATGTGTGCTTACAGAATTAAACAACAACCTAAGCAGAAGCTATGGTATTGGGAAGTAAAAAACGATTTAGGGTGTTGGGAATTAGTATCTGTTAGATGTAGTGAAGAGACTTTATCTAACCAATTTAAAGGCAATCAATATAGAAAACTAGAAGCTCTTGGCTTCGTAGAGGGTAAGAGATGACAAACGAAATCACGATAGCATATAGGGATAAGAGATATAACAAAACTAGATACTTAATTGCTTTTGGTATAGTAAAGCCCTCAGAAGATGAAGCTAAAAAAATGATAGCAGAAGATTCACCACAAGGCGGTGATTTGCTTTGGATAAAATCAGCAGAGGAAATTAGAATTGAACGTTTAACCAAAAGAAAAATTAGATGAAAGGAATAGAACTAACACAAAGCCAAATTAAGGCTTATGAGAATGGGGCTACTATGTTTTTGTTTCCTATAACAACTGGAACAGAGTATTTAAAAAGATGGGATAACAATACTACTATTGGCAATAAAATGATACAAGATTTTATAAGAGATTGTTCACCTATCAAAAAAGGTGATAAAGATATATTTGTGAAAGAAGATTTTAGGATAAATGGCTATATTGATATAGAATATTTTGCAGATTATTCAGAAAAAGAAAAAAGTGCTTACAATCATCAAAGAAAATTAGCCTCACAAATGACAAAGAAACAGTCAAGATACTTTTTTAGTGAGTGTATTGATGTTAGGGTTGTTAGGGTGCAAAAAGTATCTTTTGGTGAATGTACTTGTTTATTGGGTGGAACTAATCATAATTTAGTTATTCCAACGATTGAAATAGCGTCAAACTTCTACAACCAACAAATGCAAGAACAAGGTATCAATCGAACTTATGAAGATAATGATTATGTATTTTTAGTAGAATTTAGGAGATAGAGATGAACAGAGAAGAAGCTAAAAAAGAAATAGAAAAACACTATGTTACATCTGTATCAACAGAAGATGTTAAGCTTATCAGGACGGAAGTAGCACATAGAGTTATCGATGATGTATTTGACTACTTTGAAAAGTATGAAAATATGCCATGTGAGGGTTGTAAATGGCAACATGAAACTGGGGGGAGAGACTACCATAGTGGAGTTTGTGAAAATTGTTTTAGAGAATTGAGAGACTGCTTTGAAAGGAAAGAAGATGACAAATCAATTATTGTGCGAAATAATAGACAAAGTAATATTTATAATGAATCAGAATAACTGTAGAACATACGACTCAGATATTTTACAGGCTTTGTCGAAAACAACATATGACATAGTGAAAGGTGAAATTACAAATATACGGGTAGATTTATCAAGTAATTATAAACATAACTAAGGAAAGAAGATGACAAGAACATTTAAAACTAAAAAAGAATTAGCTGAAAGGCTAATGGCTGGTGAGAAGTGGAGAGTGCGCAACGACAATGGAGAATGGCTTATGCCTAACTTTATGGACACAGAAGATGAAATAAGAAGAAGCTATCCTCTTGCTACACAATTCAAACGTATGGATATTTTAGGTAGCGAAGAGGTGGTGTTATGATATTACCTAGTAAAGAACTTCTTAGTGAAGTGTTAGGCGTAACACAGGTAACAGATTTAAAAATAAGAGATAATAAGCTGTTCTACACCTCTTATAATAACCCAAGTATAAGTAATTGGAAATCTATCAACATCTACGAACTACAGCACAGAATGAAAGAGTGGGCTAGTATGTATGGATATGATTTGTATTCATATAGATTTAATCAAGAGGTTTCTTATGCCTATTTAGACATAGAAATGAACGGGTTCTACCGTATAGACGAAAAATGGGGGTTTAGTGGAACTCTCCTAGAAGAGTTTGAAGCACAAACTGAGCATGAAGCAGTCACACAAGCTTGTGAATGGGTAAGGAGTAAAAGATGACTAGAGAAGAAGCATTAAAGAGGTTTACATCAAAGCAGTTATGTCCAGCACATACTACTAATATTATAAATAAGCTATTTAACTACTTCGAGAACAGAAGCTGTGAGAGTTGTAAATATTGTGATAAAGGTCAAAATATACAATGGTGCGATAATCCTGAAATAAATAAATATAGAAATATGGCTCACAGAGTTGATCTAGATTTCTACTGTAAATATTGGAGTGCTAAAGATGAAGATAAGTGAAGCTGAAAAGTTAATATGCCCTTTTATACGAGCAGTAGATAGAGGTGGTTGGAATAGATATAATGGATGTCCATCACATATAAACTGTATAACAGACAAATGCATGGCTTGGGAAACTACTTCAACATATGTGACAATAGGCTATAGTAGAGAAATCGATGAAGATGCTAATCAAGTACCATATATAGAAGACTTACCTCGTGAAGATTGTGAGGGATATTGTAGGAGATTAAAATGAAACCACTAATAATAGTATTTGGAATAAGAGATAAAAAACCACATTTTTATATTGGGTTTAAGAAGCAATGGGACATGGAAAAACAGCCATTGTTTGCATTATTTAGATGCAAGATGGTAAAAGATTCAGGAACTAGAACAGATAGAATATTTACTTTAGGAGGAAAGATATGATTGGTAAAGAATTACCTCGTGAAGATTGTGAGGGAGATTAAGATGAAGGTTGAACTAATTGAGCATACTAAACTAAGTAACGCTTGTAAAGCTGGTAGAACTTGTTGGGATAGTTTCCATAAAGGAGGCTGTTATACTTCACCTACTGATAGTATATCTGAAGAGGATAAAGACTTCCTAAACAGAATTATTAATAAGAATAAACATGGAAGTATAGCAGAACATCTAGTATATACATTTGATATAGATGGTATTAGCAGAGCATGCCTGCAAGAGCTTGCTCGCCATAGAATGGCTAGTTTAAGTGTTAAATCTACTAGGTATACGTTGAAAGAATTGAAGAACGAAAAGTTAGACTTTGTAATTGCAGATGAAGATGAATATACATGTACTTTGAGTAACGAAGAGTATGAAGAGTATGAAAAGTCAGAAATAGAGAATTACAACATGTTATATAGGTACAAGCAAGGACAAAAATACTTAGTATTCAGCGACAATCAGCAAATAAATAATAATTCACTGATGGCTTTAGATAATCTAAGAATGTCGTTAGTTGATGGTATACCTAACGATATAGCAAAGTATTGTCTTCCTGAGGCATTCAAGACATCACTTGTATGGACTATCAATGCTAGGTCACTACAAAATTTCCTATCACTTAGAACATTTAAGTCAGCACTATGGGAGATTAGAGATTTAGCTTATGCTATATATAAGCAAATACCATCTGAACACAAATACCTATTTAAGGAGTTCCTATATGAAGTACCTACAAGCAATTCATAGTTATTTATCAGAGACCAAGTTTAACTTTTATGAAGCAGCATTAATCTATATCATAGCAGAACTAGTTGATGTTACAATAAATATATCTTGGTAGCCTTCATAAAGAGATAGAAGTATCTCTTACTTGAGGGTTACCTCTACCATACACATTTAGTTGCCTTAATGGCTAACCTATCTTCACTAATTCATAAAGGAGTCTAACATGGCTATCAATATCGAAGAAATCATCAAACAAGCTGTAGAGAAAGCAGTTGTATCTGCTATCGCTACTGACGACACTACAACTGAGCCTGAAGAGGAAGTAGTTGTAACACAAGCACCTGCTGAAGCTCTTCAATCTGAAGCTAAATCAGGTTGCTAAACCTAACTGGGCTAGAAATAGCCCATTACGTAGAGGCATAGGCAAATTGGTATGCCAGCACCCTTTGACGGTGCAGATTGTAGGTTCGAGCCCTACTGCCTCTTCCATATACCCAAGGAGAACTAATGGACGTTAAACAAGACCTAATAGACCAAATCAAACATCGTTATGCCATTTTCGACAGACCTCGTAATGGCTCAACTAATGTTATCATAGATAGCTTCATGCCTTCCTACTATCTTAAAGCAGTTAAGTATGGTAAGGCTCAAGAAACATTTCCAGCATCGTTTGCATCAATATCAGAATTCACAGCAGATATCACATCAACACCACTTGTCCCTAGAGAAGACCTATTTCGTATGTTAGGCTATTCACTAAAAGACCTTAATAAGCTTGTTCACGCAGTACGTTCTAAAAAGATAGACTTTGTTATGCTTGGCTTAGGTGGAACCAACAGTAACACATTATACTGGCTATATGAAATCCTTCACCTGACAAACAATTCGAACTTGTTCAAGTCATTGACTATATTCGAACCAGATACTCTGTCAATAGATAATCTACTTCGTATGCCAATGTCAACAATCAGAGAAATTAACACAATTGTACAATATCTCAAGCCACAATATAATGTCAAGCTAAATCCTACAGATATTTCACTCTATCTTTTCTCTGGAAGCTCTAGCATACCAAATTTGAGCTATTCTAGTAGTCAGCTTAGAGAGGCTATTACCCAATATCTATTCAATAATGTAGAGGACATAACTAGATATAATACGTATAGTTACCTTAAGGATCCAGCTATGGTATCCAAGCTTTCCCTCATAGACAAGAAATATCAGAAACTTTGCTCAGGCACAATCAAAGCAGCATCTATATACTTTAAACCTAATATACGTAGCTATTATAACAAATTAACTGGAAAGTATGTGTTCCTATATGACAACCCTAACAGAGTATATTATGGTGCACCTGACATAGCAACTAGACAAGCAATGTCTGAAGCTAATCTAAACCTCATCACAGCTACACATGGCGATGATGATGCATCTCTAATCCTCAATCCAGTTAACCAATCAGACCTACAAGTTGAATCTTATGGCATGATTAAGTTAACAACGTTCTTTATGAACCAGATTAGACTTGCAATAGGTCTGCTAGAACTTCTAGCCTCAGACCAAGACCTATCTGAACGTAACAAGAAAATCTTAGACTTTTCGTATGTTACCAATACTAAAACTTTGCCAACCTCAAGACAATGGAATTGTCAACTTGAGCATAATGGACTAATAAGGGATGATATATGACAATATATGATGCACTAAGAAAAGACCTATACCTAACACCAATAATAAACAAAGCTAAAGCTATTTCCTACCAAAACGCTGAACCTACTGTTAGTATCCAAAACACTGAAGAAGGTTCTATTTTCAACATCAAAGAAGCTGCCTTAGATACTATCCCAACACGTTCAGTAGATTGTTTCTCTGATAAGATAAGCATTGCCAATATGTTTGACATCTATGAGATACCTATGACAAATATCCTAACAGCGTATAAAACAATCATGAACCTAATAGATGTACCAGAAGTATATGGTGTCTTAGCAGTTTCACCAACAATTAAGTTTAACCCGTTGCACTTTCTCTCACCTATGATGTCATCAATCACTAAGCTTGTAGTTTACACAGCTAAAGAACCACAAGTCATTGACCAAACTATCCTTGCTGAAGAGCTTACCCATATTGCCACAGTAGATACAGTTTTGAATCAGCATAATTACCTACACAAAGAACTAGTATCAGAATCTTTCAGAATCTCTGGAAATGGTAATACAGATACTTGGGCATCCTTTCCAAACATCTACACATCAGAGACCTCTTCTGTAATTCTTCCTGCTGGAGAAACAGCAGAACATTGCATAGTCCCTCATTTCTTTGTATCTAAAGGCATCATAGCACCGTTCTATGGATTTAGTAGAGTTAACATAACAAAAAAGAAAGGCAAATCCCTCTCAACTATGCGCTCAGCTAACATCTCCATCAATGACTCAGTCTGCATAGGTAGTTTACCATCAAACAAGTACGATTCATATCGTTGTTTGAACTACTCTAACCTCGATAGCCCTTATCGAACAGACATTATGCCTAAAGCATATATGTCAATAGCAGAAGCTCATAAGCAATATGCTAAAATTAAAATACAAGGAATCTTAAATGAAAGTCTCTGACTCTAACGGGTACTTCGCTGGTATCCTATACACAACTCAAAAGATGATACATGAAATCACAGCCAAGTCTGGTCCCTTAGCTATCAACAATGAATATCAAGTGCACTGGGAAGGTATTACATTCCGTCTTTCTGCATCTGACAATAGCTTCATCGACATCACAATCCCTACCGTAGTTTTTAACTACCCTCAAGAAGTATCATCAGCATACATCTCGTTTGACCTTAAGAAAGTTACAGCTATGCGTGAGGCATTAACACCACTCATTGACGTTAAAGAGAAAGAAGCTATTGCAGTATTCCATAGACATATATCCCAGTTAGCTTCTCAGTACAACTTAACAGTTCAAGCTGTTCGTACACCTCTTTCAAACATACATCGTCACCCTGGTGGACTAGACAGGTTTTCTGGTACAGATTACGACACAAACCCAACTAACCCTGGCATCGTATTCCCATTCGCATCAGCAGCTATGACACCAATTTACTCTAGTATCATTCTGCACAATCAAGAATCAGAGTTAGCTCATACAGAATATCGTGTAGCTAATAAAGTAGATGACAACCTAACCTACTATAAGGGTAAATGTGTAACCTACTGTAAAGGTTACACTAAACATATTCCATCAGCATACTCACTCATGTATCAAGAGCAGACATCTGTACCATCAGTTCGCTTCGGTGACCTTAACGACAGCCCACTCTTATCTGCCATCCTAGCTATCTTCGATACAGTAGAGTACAATCCAGACACATCTTGTGTCTTAGCTGATAATCTATCTAAACCAGTAGCTAAGAAATTTGATTATTCATATAGTTACAAACCTAAGTCTAAGCATAAAGAACCTACACCACATGTAGGCACATTACCATCACTATCAACCTTTATAGATAACTATCCACTTAAGTATGGAAATAAACTCTTCACTATAAATGGCAAACAATATCTAACTATTGACTTGTATGATGCTGTATGTGAAGCTGATGAATACTTAACTGATATAGAACCGTTAAATACATTTAACCAACTCTTCGCAGCATTCGAGAAGCAAGGTGTACTAGACCTAATCATAGAACCATACGAAGAAGAAACAGATGAGATACCAGCCTACCTAGATGAAACTGAATATTCGTACAAACCTAAATACCCATCACCAATATACGGAAAAGCAGCAAGGAAATAATATGAATATCTGTACAGTAGACATCGAAACAGAGATTATCCCTGAGATGGGTATCTATGATATATCTAAAATCTACTGTATCGGTGTTAAGGTAAACGACCAACCAACTAAAATGTTCACCTACCTTTATCATCCAACCTCAGCTGGTAATCTAAAAGCTGCTATAGACCTAATCAACACATGTGACTATATCGTAGGTCACAACATAGCTGGCTTTGATTTACCTATCTTGGAATCCATAGCGCCTATAACAGCTAAGCCAATAGATACTCTCATAGCAGCTAAGATGATGTTTACACAATCTCAGCTCTACTCGATAGACATAGGTATCTCATCTATGCCTAAAGACTTGTATGCCTCGTATAGCCTCAAAGCCTTTGGTTATCGTATAGGTGACAATAAGATAGAATATGATAATTTCTCTAGCTTCAATTCAGACATGTTAACCTACTGTGTTCAAGACGTTGAACTAACCTATAAGCTGTACAAGTTCCTAGCATCTCGTGAAGACTATCCAGCCTATCACCTCATGGAACTTGAGTGTAACGTAGCTAAAATTATATCCATCCAAGAGTACGTAGGTTTCTATGTCGACCACGCCAAAGCTAGAGAATTAGCAACATCTCTTCGCTTTAAAGCAATGAATCTAAAACACCAGTTGCTTCGTGTATTCAAACCTAGATTCTTGCCAGATGGTCAGCCAGTAGTCCCAGCAAAGCCTAGAAGGCAAAAACTCTACATACCAGACCCAGACTATCAGTTTAAGTCTCGTGTCCCTTTTAGACACATCAGACAGCTTGATAGAACTAAGAATGGTAAATGGAAGTTACCAGCTAAAACAAAGTACAAGTATTTTGCCACACCACACAAGCTATATTATTCCTACTATACTGGGGAATATCAGAAAATCAAGCTTACCAAGTTTGACCCTGGTTCTCGTGATAAGATTAAAAAGTGGCTTGAAGCAGACTATGGCTATCAATTCCCTTACTATACACCTAAAGGCAATGCTAAAGTAGATGCTGATTCACTTGCCAATCTTGAAATACCAGAAGGGCAGCTTCTAAAAGAGTATCTGAAAATCACCAAAGACCTATCACAGCTTGACACAGGGGCTGGTTCAATTCTAAACAACATTCGTTCCAATAGCACAGTAACATCTCGTATAGACACTAATGGCACAGTCACAGGTAGATTCACCTCATCGTCAATCAACCTAAACCAAATACCAGCTCAACCTGAATTTAGAGAACTGTTCTCGGCTCCAGAAGGCTGGACATTCTTAGGTGCTGACTTTGATGGGCAGGAGAATTTAAACATGGCAGAGCTGCTTTACCCTTATGATGGTGGTAAGTTGTATGATATTATTACCAACGGTAAGAAAGAAGATGGAACAGACCTACACTCATTAAATGCTAAAGCCTTAGGTGTTAGTAGAGATGATGGGAAGGGAATCTGGTTTGGATTTACGTATGGCTCATCAGAGACATTGACTGGTTATACTGTTCTAGGTAATGGTGACTTCGATGAGTTCACTGCTAAAGAGCATGCAGAAGCTATGGATAAACTAGCTAAGCGTAAGATTGTTATTAACAATGTTGAGCTCTACCCTATCAAGAAAGACCTTTACGTCCCATTCAATGACCGCTTAGGTGTATATATGTTATATGGTCGTAGGTTACAGCAACGTCTAATTCGTAATACCGAAGGTCTTGACGAGCTAATTAGAGACCTCACAGCCAAAGTTAATACTTATGGGTATGCCACTACCTTACTTGGTCGCAGAATCCCAGCAGAGTCCTCTCACGTAGCCCTTAACTACCATTGTCAAGGTATGGGTGCTGAAGCTATGAAAGTATTCCTTCATCTACTACATCAGAAATTATCACATCTTAATCACTTCACAGATTATCGACATCAAGCCACAATATATGATGAGATTGATATGATAGTTCGTAATGAGTATGTAGAAGAAGTAGCTGATATAGTCAAGAATAACTTCCCAGCTGTGTCTAAATACCTAAACATGAAGTGTACTTACACAGGTGGTGTCATGATAGGTCCTGACTGGTCTAAATGTCACTAATTATGAAATGTTTTTCAGTAGAAAAACTTATAAATTTAAGGAAGGATTAAGCATGACAGGAGCATACCTACGTGTCAAGCGTAATGATAAATATGAAAACGTTGAAATAGAATATCTAACTGATGAAGAGATAGATGAGGTATTTGGCAAAGCAGAAAATGAAGAAATGCGTAGATGGATAAAGTTCTTAGTTAACCAACTATACTCAATAGCTACTTTCATAGACAAGGAACCATTCAGTGACTGAAGAACAAACTAACGCTATCAACACTATTCTAGACCCAGACTGCTCTCTACTCAAAATCTCAGCTGTGTCTGGTTCAGGCAAAACTCATACCCTAGTTGGCATAGCTGAAAAACTTAAACCTAACAGAGCACTTTATATAGCTTTCAACAAAGCCATCGCACTAGAAGCTAAACTAAAGTTCCCATACTATGTAGACTGTCGTACAATCCATTCGTTAGCCTACATGTACATTATCAAAGACACCAACCGTGAGATAGATTTCTTCACAGCTCGTAACATCAAAGAGCGGCTACCCTATGCTAAGAAGCTAGATGTAGTTGCTGTCATGGAAGAGTTCTTCAACTCATCAGAAATTAGCTTATCATTCTTTGACCAGTATGACCCAGACATCGCCACCACAGCTAAAAAATACATCAATCTCATGGTAGATGCTAAGATACCTTGTACGTTTGGATTTCTCCTTAAGTATTTCCACCTACAACTCCAATCAGGAGCCATCGTACCACCAACTTACGACCTCTTGATGTTAGATGAAGCTGGTGATACTACAGGAGTTATTCTAGAAGTATTCAAGCTTATGCCAGCCACTAAGAAAGTAATGGTAGGTGACCCTCAACAGAATATCTACTCATTCATGCATACAATCAACGGATTTGAAGCTTTATATGATGAAGGTAAACTACTACCACTATCTAAATCTTTCAGAGTTAGTGAAGAAATAGCTGAACAAGTAGAACATTTCTGTCATGCCTACTTAGATACTAATATGGTATTCAAAGGTTCGCCACAATTAAAGAAATCTGAAACTTTCGCCTATATCTCTAGAACTAATAGTATGTTAATAGAACGTATGATAAAATTAAACAAGAAGAATGAACAATACTGCTTAACTCGTGATGCAAAGGAAATCTTCAGTTTAATTCTAACACTCATAAATCTAAAGCGTGACTCTGTAATCTATGACCGTAGATATAAGTTCTTAGTAGATGAGCTAATTGAGTATGAAGAGTCACCTGAACATCAGCGTAACTATGATTCATTCCGTAGTTTCTTAATGTCTAACTATGGTGAAGAGCCATCAATCAAGCAAGCTTGTAACATACTTAATAAGTATTCAATCTCTACTATATACGACACGTACAATCGTGCTAAGTCTATGCCTAAACGTGCAGCTATAACTCTAACAACAGCACACAGTAGCAAAGGTTGTGAGTACGATGAAGTTTATATAGAGGAAGATTTAAACACTGTCATAGCTAAGTGTAATGAAGCTACAATTCTAACAAACGAAATACAAACAGAGTATCGTCTATACTATGTAGCATGTACAAGAGCTCGTCTAAAGCTCCACAATGCTGATATGCTAGACCTAAATAACACAGACCACTATATCAATGATATGAAGGTGTATCCAAATACAGGAGAAGTAATGTGCTAGACTTATTAAAGCAAGAGCTAGATTCTCAAGGTGTATTCTCTAACAAGATACCACAAATTCTTGAAGACCTAGCCACAGCAATACCAATTAATACAATAACTCATCGTATGAAGCTAACCTTCGCAGTAGCTGAGCTAATACTATTCACATCTCAGTTCCGTAGAAATATCCTTCACTGGAATAACAGCCTTATACCAATCAATGCTATCACATTCGGATTATCTAAATCAGGCGATGGTAAAGACTCTGGTATCAACGCTGTTCGTAAGTGTTTCCAAACTTCATATGATAAAATTAATACCAAGCGTAAAGACCTAGCTCACTCTCAAGCCAGAGCCATAGCAGCTCGTGAGGGCTTAGAAAACCCTAATGACTGGAACACCTATAAAGAGTTCTATAAAGAACCACAAGACCTATTCCTAGCCCCTGGCACAGTAGAAGGCTTTATTAATCACCTCAACCAGTTAGATGAAGCTGGCATAGGTGCTGGTATGTTATTCTCTGGTGAGATTGGTTCTCAGCTTATGACATCTGGAACTATAATACACAACATAGAATTCTTATCTGAAGTCTATGATGAAGGCAAACGTGAAGCTAAGATTATCCGTAGCAAAGAAAATCAAACTAAAGCTATCAAGAACTTACCTGTATCAGCAATCTTTGTTGGTTCGCAAGACAACATCTTATTCGAGCATGATGTCAAGAAGAAGTTCCGTACAGAGTTCTCAACCAAGCTAGCTCGTAGGTCTTTCTTCAACTATAATCACGAGAAAGTTATCCCACCTACTTACCCTTCCATCGCAGCATTTCTAGCTGCTGAGCGTAAGAATGAGGACAAAGCTCGCTTAGCTCGTGTAGCATTAGATGCCAAGTTCTCTGACATCACAGACTACCAGTTAGCCCATCTAGGTATGCCTATCACAGTGTCTAACGAAGCCATGGACTTATTCCTGTTGTACCGTAGATACAATGCAGAAGTAGCCAACACAATCAAGCGTCAGTATCCTATCTCTAAGATAGTTCGTACTCACCTACAATGGAAAGCATTTAAGCTAGCTGGTGCATTAGCCGTCATCAACAAGCACGAACAAATCACCAAACAAGACTACATAGATGCTATCACATTCGTAGAAATGCTAGATAAAGATATGATGATATTTGAACAAGAGCTAACTAAAGACCCGTATGAACTCTTCATATCTTATATGCACCAAATCGAAGAAGATGGTAAAGCTTTCTGTAACATTCACGTTCTTAAGAAGATGGGCTATATCCAAGGTACTGCCAATGTAGTAACCAAGATGAAAGAACTAATCCAGTTCGCTTCCTCTGCTGACAATTCTGGAATCTACACAGCCTCTGACCTAGGTATTCAATACGAACGCATCATTAAAACCAATGCTTCTGGTGTATCTTATCTAAAAGTATCTGGTAGCAAGGAACAACGTGCTAAACAATGTGCTTCTGGTTATACCTTTGGTGAATTTACCTTTGCTGCCTTAGGTCAGATGTTACAAGGTGACTTTGCCTATTCACCATTTAATTTCAAAGATGGTATCCGTGGCAAAGACCGCATCATATCTGGCTGTAAATGGATTTGCTTTGATATTGACAAATCGTCAATCACAGATGAAGAATGCCACCGTATCTTAGCCAACTACAACCATCATATAGTTCGTACATCAGACCCTACCAACCCATTCAAGTTCCGTGTTTTACTCGAACTTGATTCATACGTAGATGTTGAAGATAAGCTTTGGAAAGATTTTACAGCATCAATAGCGGACTACCTTGCCTTAACAGCAGACCCATTACCTAAGTCACAGATATTTTTCTCGTACTCTGGTAGAAACGTTCTCTCTGTCACAGACAAACAGCCATTAGAAGTTCGTGACCATTTGCTCTATGCTCATGGTCAAGCTGAAACCAAAGTTGAACCTACTCGTTTATCTAATAAAGAGAAACAAGCACAGCTAGCTGACCCATTAACAACATTCTCATATGCATTTGAAGCTGAACCTGGTTCTCGTTCCTTGTCTCTTATTCGAGCAGCTAAGCACGCTAGAGACCTTGGTCAATCCAACGATGACATCATTGCTCTTATGCATTCTATAAATGACTATTGGCAATTTCCTATTTCGCAAGAGGAGCTGAGCAGAACTATAATCTCTCAGATACAGAGATGGACTTAAATACTTTACAACAAGAAGCATATGACATAGTTTTATCAAGCAACTTTAACATCATAGCAATCCTCGGAGCAGCTGGTACGGGTAAATCTTACACCACCTCTAAAATAGTCCAAGACTACCCTGGTTCAGTTGCCCTCACAGCAACCACTAACCGTGCTAAGGAAGTTATCTCAAACATGTCATTGACTCAAGCCTACACTACCCACTCTTTCATGGGTTTTAATATGCTTCGTAAAGGCAAGTCCCAATACCTAGCTGCTGTTCGTCCGCCTGAAACAGCCGACCTAGTTATCGTTGAAGAAGTATCCATGCTTCCTCTGACAGTATGGAATACACTCCATGCTGAACTCTTAGCTGGTAACATCAAGAAAATCCTTCTGCTAGGCGACCCTATACAGCTCCCAGCAGTAGGTATAGGCATAAACCTCAATACCATCAAAGCTAAGACCATTACTCTCACAGAACAGATGCGGCAAGATTCTACAGATATTGCTTTGTCAGAATACCTAGCATCGTTCCGTAAAGCTATTGAAAACAAAGATTACAAATTCAATCCATTAGCTAACTTACCAGCCTGTATATCAGTCACAGACAGTCATTCTGAATTTGAATCTCGCTATAATTCTGTCACAGTTCAGAAGAAAATCTTAGCCTACTCCAACACAGTGGTTGATAAGTATAACCAGTATATCAATGGTGAAGCTTTCCAAATAGGAGATGAGGTACTTATTGATAAACCTTTAGGCACTTGTAAAAATGGTGATACAGTTCTCATAACTCATGTAGAGGAACACGAACTATATTACAAGCTAGAAGTCTTAGCTAAAGGTGTACCATTCATAGTATATCACTTCAAAACCAAGTCAGGTTTAGCTAAGTTCCTTGAAGATGCTGATAGTGATGAAGAGTACTGGCTTAGGTTTGACTCATGCTACAATCTCAAGCATCAGTATGCCTGCACAGTTCACAAAGCTCAAGGCTCTAGCTACGACACAGTCTTCATTGACTTGTCTGACATCCTTGCTCAGCTTAACAAACGACCATCAGTACATAACCATTATGCCAGACCAATAGCATATAGCACCTACCTTAGACTCTTATATGTTGCTATATCTCGTATGCGACACAACGCTGTTCTCTACAACGGAACAACTCGTAATTATCCCAAATTTAAAAGGAAGTAACATGGAATCAGAAGTAGATTATGACGCCTATATGGATGTCCTCGCTGAAGAGAACCGTGAGTTCTTGACAACCATCCCACCAGACCAAATAGCAGAGTATCTTTGCACATTTGAAAATTGGCAGCAGTACTTGCCGTTCCCACTCGAACCACCGTCAGCTATTGAGCTAGCAGAGTCTATCTCAATCAGCCACATAAATGACTTAGCCCACATCTTAGCCTTTGAGTATCCTAAAACTACTCAGGAACTAAGAGAAGAGCTTGACTATTATCATAAAAGGATGTATAATGCAAATCTTACTTGAAGGACAAGAAGCACTTGACTATCTAAACTATCTACAGGAGCAAGCTAAATCGCTAGATGAGGTTGAAACCCTAGCTAGTAAGTTTGGTAAACCAATAATACCATCAGTAGAAGAAGTAATGGAACCTAATCGTGAAAGACATGTAGTCCAAACCGAAGCGGACTTAGCTAGAGATATTATATCAGATATACCACAACCCAGAGTAGATACTCGTCAAATATCCAACCAATTCCCAAGCATAGAACCTAAGCGTACTTACTATAAATGGAACGAAGGAGATATTCACACATTACATGCTTGTGCTTTATCCCCTAGACCATCTATCCGTAATATAGCTTACATCCATAGCAGATTTGATACATCTAAAGTATCAGAACAAGCTGTTCGTAGTAAGCTTAATGCTCTAGGATATAAAATAAAGAAAGGAACCGTATGCCTACAAGATTAGACTATGTATCTGGTGCATCAATATTACCACCAGATCATAAGTTCAAAATATCACCATCAGCCATAAACAAGTTCTTCGCTAAGCCACATGAATGGTTTAGATCAGAAGTACTTGGTGAAGATACATTCCTTGGCAATACTGCATCAGTGCTAGGTACAATCGTACATTTCTGTGCTGAAGAGTATAGTAAGACCGAGAAAGTTGATGTTGCTGAAATTGAGAAGTATATTGCATCTATTGACAATCCTGACGTAGATGTGCAGTATATTTCCGAACAATGGAAGCCAATGGGTCAAGCATTAATTGACTACCTACGTACGAGTGGATTGCCACAACGTTCAGAAGAATTAATTCATTATGAAGTCCAACCTGGATACTTCGTTGCTGGTTCAGCAGACGCAGTAATTGGAGACTGTCTCGTGGATTATAAAAGCTGTTCTCAACTAAATCCTCCTACAGAGATTCCACCGTACTATCGTTATCAGTTGCTTACATACGCTTATATTTACAACAAGATGGGCATCCCTATCAATCGTATTAGGATTGTATGGATAACCAACAACGTAGTTGGACGTATAAGTGAAAAAACGGGTAAGCCAATGAAAGACTACCCTGCAACAGTAGGTGTTTGTACTGAGACAATTACAAACGACGATTTAGACTTTATCGAGAGCATCCTCAAGCTGATTTGTGAGACAGTTGAGACCTACTATGATAATCCTAATCTTGCTTACCTGCTGTTCAGGGACTATCGCTTGAAAAAGGAGCAACATGGCAGTTAAACTTTTAGTATCGGGGATGCCTAACACAGGTAAAACAACCCTATTACAAAGCCTAGAAGATGTGTTTGTAGTTGCCCATGATGGTAAACAATATCCATTTCCACAACCACACATCAATGTATCTACATTCACCTCTGTATCTGAACTACTAGCACTAGTCAATACTAAATTAGGTGTTTATAAAGAAAAATTTGGTAAACTTCCAACTACTATAGTCTTTGACTCTGTATCTAAGATATTTGAAACCATTGCAAATAACTGTGGTAGTCAATACAAAGGTTTTGATTCTTGGAAGCATGTCAATATGGAAGTAGCTGAGTTCAACTCATATATTGAAAACACTCTAATACCTAACGGTATCAATGTAGTCATAGTATCGCATGCAGTATGGAACGTAGACACAGCAACCTATGAGTTAGTAGCTCAAGGTTCATTTGCTAAAAAAGGTGCTTGGTTATCGGAAGTTGACAATTCTATCTTCATTGAAGTTAAGTCTAACAAACGAACTATCCATCATCGTTCTACTAAGTTTGCAGCTCGTTCAATATTAGCTGACCTACCTGACAATCAACCTGCTGAGGAGTATAATCTCCAATCACACATTAACAAGCTATCTGAGCTAAAAACCTCAGCAGCTAAATTCGAACTATAAAGGAAACACAATGGCATTTTTCGTAGCTAAAAAAGACCAATCATCTATCCAAGATGGTGGTAACTATATCAACAAGTCTGGAATATATCCAGTAACAATCAAGACAGTATCAGTAGTCATCAATGACAAAGGTGCTCGTTCCCTAAACTTCAACGTAGACTACAACGGCTCTAACGAAGTATTCTATGGACTCAAGCTAGATAACAACGATGGCTCTGAAAACTTCGAAGCTAAGATATTTAACAAATTAGTTGTAATAGCTGGCTTAGACACAGTATCAGACCCTGAAGTACAAGAGCACCTACTTGGTAAAGATAGAACTCCAACAGACTTAGCCGTTCTAACAGACTTCACAGACCTACCAGTGCAAGTTCGTATCCAATTCGAGTATTCTAAGTATAATGGTGAAATCAAAGAGAGACGTCTTATCAAAGCATTCTATCGTGAAGACGGTGCATCCGCAGCTGAAATCATCAACGAGACACAGCCTGGCGTTCAGCTTGAAAAAGATAGAGCTTATGCTGAGAACGTTACATACAGAGACGGACTCACAGCTGAAGACGTTGCAGCATGGAAAGCAGCTAAGAAGTCTGGTGCTTCAGTACCAACAGCACCTAAAGCTACTCCAGCAGCTAACCCATTCGCAGCATCAGCTAACTTCCCAGCATAATGGCACATTACAGAGGAGTTCTCCAAGGAAGCAGAGGAAGCACCTCTCGCCTTGGGACTAAGAGCTCAGGACTATACGCAGTATTGTCTGGCTGGGATGTTGGTGTCCAAGTATCTATCAAGCATGAAGACGGTAAAGATGTTATTTATGTGCGTAAAACTGGAGGTTCTAACAACACCACAGAAAACACTAGCAACCTTTACAACTTAGATGAGCTTATAGCAGGTGCTAAATGAAATCTTGGATAGGCATAGATGTAGGTAAGAAAGGTAGTCTCTGCCGTCTATATGAAGATGGAGCTGCCTTCTTTGTTGACTTCAACTTAGCCTCCTATATTGGCTATCTTGAGTCTATCTACCAAGCTAAACTACCATTACCAACCATGATAGCTGTCGAGTCTGTCTCAGCCATGCCTGGTCAAGGGGTATCTTCAATGTTCTCATTCGGACAACGTCTAGGTGAGCTTGAAGGTATGCTACAAACCCTGCACATTGGCTATGAATTAGTTCGTCCACAAGCTTGGCAGAAATCATGTCAAATACCAGCTAAGTCTGGTAAACAAGGAACATTTGAGGTTATGAGCAAACTTTACCCGTTAGCAGAGCTAACTGGTCCGAAAGGAGGCATCCTCGATGGTCGTTGTGATGCTTTAGGTATTGCTCATTATTTACGTAAAACATATAACTAAAGGAACAACAATGACTAAAGCAGAATTCGTACAAGAGCTATCTATGCTCAATGACTTTGAATCTAAAGCAGCAGCATCTAGAGCAGTTGAGATGATGATTAGTATTATAAAAGATAAACTTGCATCAGGTGAAGAAGTTAACATCTCTGGCTTAGGCAAATTCTACCCAGCGCAGCAAGCAGCTAGAACGGGCACAGCACCATTAGGTGGACGTACTTGGACATCACCAGCTAAAACAGTACCTAAGTTCAGACCAGCAGCTCAACTTAAAAGAGCAGTATAATGAAGACCACTGAGTATCTATATGGTTGTGACATCAAAGAG